ATGTACACAAACTTCGTGAAGTGGATTAAACGCAACTTCTCAAGTCGTAAGCCAGCACCTAAAGCACAAGAACAAATCGATTCTCGAAATGTGAATGCAGCATGGGAAAACATTCATCCTGATTACAGCAATGCAGGTGAACCTGTTGAATTGGAGGATTGGATGCTATGAACGCAATGCTTAATCCAGAGGTTTTACAAGGTTCAGGTTTCTGCGCTAAACACAACGTGAAAGAAATCATCATGGGAGGCTTCCAAGGCTGTCCACAATGTGCAATCGAGTATGTGGAAAAAGCAAACCAAGAACATCAATTTGAAGTTCAGAAGTCTGTACGTGAAAAACACTTTGCAGGCGCAATGATTCCAGAACGACACAAAAACGCTGGGTTCAGAAATTACAACACGCCTTTACCTGGTCAGAAGAACGCTTTAACTCAAACGGCTAACTTTGCCAAAAAAATCGTGAAGGGCGAAGTGGAAAACCTAGTTATGGTCGGAAGTACCGGAACAGGTAAAACACATTTGGCATGTGCAACTGCAAGAACGCTTTTAGCCAAAGGCAACTATGCACGTTACATCACAAGCGAAGAATTGGCCCAACGCATCATGAAAGCGTGGGACAAAGACACTAAAGATCAATCAGAGCAATCAGTAATTCATGAGTTCACGACCTACGATTTGCTCATTCTTGACGAGTACGGATTGCATGACCGTGATAAGCGCTTAGAGCTTGTGCACAAAGTTCTTTACTCACGCTATGACGCATGCAAGGCAACGATGCTCATTTCAAACATGACACTTGAACAACTTAAAAATGATTTGGGTGATCGCCTCTGGTCACGTTTCCAACATGGCGGACTCACAACCATTAAGTGCAACTGGAAAGATGCGAGGGCGGTATGACACTAACAGAAATTAAATTCCGATTAATCACAATCGCAGAAAAAAGAAAGCGCCCTTACTTCGACATGATCGTGGTTAAAGAAGTGCATGAGGCATTCAAAAACAACACCTACCACGAATTAAAAAATTACGTGCTTGCTGAAATGGAAATTTCTGTTTTGAACATGGTGGAGTTAGGCAAATGAACTACAAGGAAATGATGGCATTGCGTTGTGCTTACAACCATGGATTAAAGACTGCTGAAACAAGAGCAGCTGCATGTTTGTACGTAAAACTTAGAAGAGCTGGCCTGTTAGAGCAGTTCAAGACCCAACAAGAAGGGGCTAAATCATGAGAATGACAGAAGAACAGCTAGAAGCAATTCAAAACAAGCGAAATAACGCACAAAAAGGCACATTACAGCGCGATAAAAGTAAAAGTGATGCAAGGGTACTAGGAAGATTAAAACAAGGCGCTATGAACAAAACAGAGCGTAAATACAACGATTACCTAGAAAGCAAAAGAATGAAAGGTGAAATCCTTTGGTTCAAGTTTGATTGTATCAACCTTCGATTAGCTGAAAAGACGTTTTATAAGCCTGATTTTTTCGTACTTACAAGTGATTTTGAGTTGCAAGTACATGAGGTCAAAGGCCATTGGGAAGATGATGCGCTAGTAAAGATCAAAGTAGCTGCTGAATTGTATCCATTTTCATTTAAATCTGTGCATTGGAATACAAAAAACAATGCATGGGATGTAAGACAGTTTTAGGAGCGTGAGAGGTGAATATGCGTGTTGATAGTACAGCTTTTACAGACAACCCTCGCGCACGCGCGCGTTTTCTCGAAACTAAGAAAAAAGCCAAAGAATTCTTGCGCCAACGCCGAGGCTATAAACGTCCAGACTTCAACCGCATGATTCTAGATTTACGCAACCTTGGATGGTCACACGAAAAGATTGCATACGTCCTTGATGTGTCAGGTGGCAGCACTGTTTCTTCTTGGTCTACTGGATCCATTCCAGAGTACATACACGGTGAGCAATTCATCATGTTGTGGCAAGAACAAACAGGCTTACAGCGTGTACCACGTGAAGGCGAATGGCAAACATATAAATACGATATTGGGCAGCTTGATCTACTTGAAACGTTAGACGTATTCGCTGCTCAGTTAGATGAGGAATTACAACAATGAAACCAGAACAGTTTATTCGTGAGTACGGGCCTAACACTTTCAGAATATCAATGTCATTTGTCAACACTGCTAAGTATTTGGTGGTTCATGAAGGTGAAATTGATTTTACAGATGAAATCAAGCCTCACCATGGCGATCGTGTATTTGAGCGTGATGTAGTCAAGCGCCTTGTGGAGTCTGTTGATTTAGTAAATAGCTTAGGTGGATTAAAAGCAGCACGTTCAGAAGCTCATAAAGATTGCTTTGCGTATAACCAGCTATTGCTAGCCGCTATTGCAGCATACGAATCAATATACGGAGGCGGGGATGAGTAATTTCGGTAAGTGTGAAATATGTGGACGTGATGGGAAGTTAGTTCGACAAGAGTTAATCCCTTACAACCCAATCCTCAAAATAGAGCCATGGGTTTTCCGTTACTACATGTGCCAGTGGCATAGAGCTGTTGAAACTAAACGTGGTCTTTTATTTGAACCAATGGAATATATCGCTGATGAAGTGATTCTAGGAGCCAGCCATGAGTGAGTTTAAAGTCGGGGATAAGGTTGTTGTTAAGGACACACCATTTTGGCCAGATGATCATTTTATTCAAACTGTGAAAGCTGAGCATATTGGTCAGTGGTACATGAATTCATGGAGATTGGCAGAGCCTGCTGAAGTACAGGCAGGCTTCCGCAAAGGTTGCAAAGCTTTTGATGATTATTGGTGTGGCAGAAGCGAAAGGTATGAACTTAAAGCAACAGAAATGCCAAACGATATGGGCGACGACTTCCCCATAGAAAACCACATCAGCCCGCTGTGTAAATCAAAGGATGTTTGAGATGGATAAACCAATGACATTTAACGAATGGATGGGCAAGCAAGGCAATTTGGCTTTAGTTCATGCCAATTGCTGCCGTATTGCTTATGAGGCTGGTCAACAGTCACAACAAGCGAAAGTGGAGGAGCTGCAAACCTTATACACCCAACAAGGCATAAACATGTTGAAGATGCAAAAGAGGGTGGATGCGGCACTTAAGTTAATCGAATCATGGAATGAAATTGCTTTTGATAAAACTACTCATTGGACAGAAGGTTATGAAGAAGGCTGCTACCACTGTGCAGCGCAGTTAGAGCAAGCGCTCAAGGGGGAAGGGTGAGAAATCAAATCAAGATAAGAGGTGGGGTCATACACAAGGTTGATAGTGGGTTTGTTATATCTGATGTCGGAGGATGGCTTGCCGGGAACTATGACTCTATAGATTCAGCAAAATTAGCAATAAAAAATAAATCCAAAAATAATTGGTCCTACCTGTTTGAGTTGCAAGAAAAAATAAATGTCGGGCTTGGTAGATCCATCACAACGGATGATTTTAAATGACCACATTCAAAGAGGCTTGCAACCACGAGTACCAGTACTGCTGGATTTATAAGGCGTATTTGTGTATCTATTGTGATGAGATGAGGATTGCATTATGAATATTGATGAAATTATGAAGAATAAGCCAGAGGGGGCAACACACTATTTGTCAAAAGTGTATTACCGAATCATCTGTGATTTGGAAGTGTATGTGCAAAATGATAATGGTGAATGGGTGTTCTTATGTCATGCAGATAATGGTATGCCTGCTAATTTAATAAATATCGTGAATTAATCACCCAACAAACCCCAACTTAATTAACACAACACTAGCCCTATTCACAACGAATGGGGCTTTTTCATGGCTGCTAAACGAGAAATTAAAACACCGGGTGTGACTGCTGAACCTATTCAAGAAGAAACAGTAGAGCCAACACTACCAAAAACTACTGCTGAGCAGGCAGAAGAATCATTAGACGCAATCAATAGTGGTGAATCTGAGGGCGAAAAAGAGCCATCTCAAGAAGAACTATTGCGACAAGAGTTAGAGCAGATGCGCGCTCAACTTGCTGAACTAAAGAAGTCTACGCAACCAGAAATGAAAAACGCAAGTGGCGAAGTACAGCCTAAAAAACGCATTCCTGTTTTGACTGAAAAGGGCTGGTCAACTAAGGAGGCGGACTAATGTGCGGAGGCGGATTAGGAAAACTCCTTTCATCTGTGACTGACATGGTTGGGCTTACAGATACCAAAGGTGCTTCAAAAGGTTTTGATGCAGAAGCAGCAGAAGCGGCTGCTAAAAACCAAGCTCAATTAGATGCAAATGCAGCAACGGCAGAGCGTCGTAAACGTAATGCTTCAACTGTTTTGGCGTCTGCTACAGACAACCAAAAGAAAACAACTTTAGGCGGCTGATATGAGTGAGCTAGTAGCAAGGTTATGCAAACGCTTAAGCGAGCTTAAAGCAGCGCGAAACCGCTTAGAACCGCATTGGTCTGAGTGCTATCGCTATGCAGCCCCTGAGCGTCAGCAATCGTTTATAGGTGATGATGTAACAGATACACGTAAGACACAACGAGCTGAGCTATTAGATTCAACACTATCAGAAGCAACGCAATTACTTGTATCGAGCATCATTTCAGGAACCACGCCAGCCAATGCGTTGTGGTTTAAAGCTGTGCCGAATGGCGTGGATGATCCATCCGAACTCACAGAAGGTGAGAAGTGGCTTGATGAGGTGTGTCAATTCATTTGGCGCAACATTCACGGTGCTAACTACGACAGCGAAATCTTTGATTTAGTGCTCGACTGTGTGGTTGCTGGTTGGGGCGTAATGTATGCCGATGTAGATCGTCATGCAGGTGGGGGCTATGTATTCCAGACATGGGATATCGGGCAATGCTATCTAGCTTCAACACGACAAGATCAGAAAGTTGACACGCTCTATCGTGAATATGAAATGACGATGGCTGCGTTAGTCAATGAGTATGGCGAAAACAAAGTCAGTGAGAAGGTCCGTAACACTTACAAGTCTAAACCAGATTGCAAGGTTAAAGTTTTGTGGGTCGTTGAGCCGCGTAAAACTGGCTACATCAAAGGTGATCGTCAATTGATGCCGAAGGAAATGCCTTTTGCGTCATATCACGTTGAAGTTGATGAAAAAATTGTTCTCCGTGAGACAGGTTACAACGAGTTTCCTTTTGTAATTCCACGCTTTAGAAAGATTCCAAACTCAGTTTATGGGACTGGTCAAGTCTCTATCGCTTTGCCGGACGCTAAAACAGCTAACAAGTTAATGCGTGACACATTGCGTAGTGCCGAAATTTCAACTCTAGGCATGTATGCAGGTGTTGATGATGGTACGTTTAACCCCCGTACAGTGCGCTTAGGTGGCGGAAAAATCATTGTCGTTAATGATGTGAACTCATTGAAGCGCATTGATGATGGCAAAGGTTATCAGGTTGGCGTTGATTTGTTAGCTCATCTTCAAGGTGCAATCCGTAAAAAGATGATGGCTGATCAGTTGCAACCTGCCGATGGTCCAGCAATGACAGCAACCGAAGTGCATGTACGTGTTGACTTAATTCGTCAGCAATTAGGACCGCTGTATGGTCGTTGGCAAGCTGAATTATTAACGCCTTTGTTAGAACGTACTTTTGGGCTTGCTTATCGTGCAGGTGTAATTGGTGAAGCGCCAGAAGAAATGCAAGGCCGCAATCTGTCATTCAAGTTTATTTCTGCTTTGGCTCGTTCACAGCAACTAGAAGAAGTCACAGCAATTGAGCGCTTCTTAGCTGGAATGTCGAACGTAGCTCAAATAGATCCTTCAATCCTAGACAACGTAGATATGGATGCCGTAGCGCAAGTTTCGGGCATGGGCTTAGGTGTGCCTACAGCAATTCTACGTACTCAAGATCAGATCGATGCAATCCGTAAGCAGCGTCAGGAAGCACAGCAACAAGCTGCACAACAAGAACAAGAACAGGCTCTAGCACAACCACTTGCCAATGCAGTCGGTAAGGGCCTTGAGTCTGAATTAACCAGTGAGACACGACAATGATTAATGCCCTTTTTGTAGTTGCAGTTCTTGCCTTTATTGTGGCTGCTGCATTTGCCCTTGCTTACAAAGTTCGTAGTGAGGAATGGGAAGAAAAGTATTGGGCGGAGAACCGCTTGCACTTAGATACCACCATTCAATTGGCTAAGTCACAAGAGGAATTAGATAAAGCCAATTCACGCATTCAGCAGCTTGAAGAAAGCCTCCGCAACAAGGAACAGAAGCCCGAAGAAGTTGGAACTTTTGTTCAACACAGAGCATTACGCCCAGCAACGCCAGAGACATATCGGGTCGTGTTTGATCTGGATCTGAACGGGCAACGCATTCTTGAGCATCTGACTCAAAAGTATTGCCGCAATGCCTTCTCAAATACAGACCGTGAAACCAATTACAAGCTTGGTCAACAAAGCGTTGTGGCTGGAATCATCAATGAAATCAACAAAGCAAATGACCCAAATTACAGTGAGGTAGAGAACGATGCTTAATGAACAACAAGAGACAAACACAGAAAACGTTCAAGCAACTGAACAAACTCAAACAACACCTGTGGATACAGCAACGCCACCAGTTGAGAGCCAAACTCAAGAGCAGAGACAGCCAGAAGCTGCGACAGAAACCAAGCCAGATATTCCTGAGTCTGCGGATGCTTACAAAGTGGAGCTGGAAGGTTTTGATTTCGATGCATTCAAATCTAATGAAGATAACAAAGCTTTTTTAGAAAGTGCTCATCAAGCTGGCGTAACCAATGAACAAATGTCGGTGGTGATGAAGGCTTACGAGCAACACACAGCGGTTCAAGTTGAAGCACTTCAACAGGATTGGGGTAACGACTACGAAGCTAACTTGCGTTTTGCTAATCAAGCAATTCAAGCGGCTGGCCTGCAAACAACAGATGTTGACTCTCCAACATTTGGTATCCGATTAGCAGCCTACTTTGGCAAGGCATTACAAGAAGATATGCCACCTCAAAACACTCAACAAAGCGGTGCCGAGAACATTCAAGAATTAATCGCATCAGAGGCATACATGGATGAAAGTCATCCCGACCACAAACGTGTCACTGCCCAAGTTCAAAGTTATTACCAAAAAGCATACGGCTAGGGGGCTAACCAATGGCGAATGAAAATAAAATTACGGCAGCGTTTGTACAACAGTTTCATGACACGTACGAAGTTGCCTCAATGCAAAATGAGTCACGACTCCTTAAAACAGTTGTGAATCGTGGAAAAATTGTCGGTGAATCATTCACTGTAAATGACATGGGTCAAGTCGAAATGTCACCTTCTGGTGCGCGTTTTGGTGATACTAATTGGACCATCCCAGACGCTGGCGTACGTACAGCGCTTATGTCAGATTGGGATTTATTTATTCCGATTGAGAACCGTGATATTCCAAAGTTAAAGGCGCATCCAAATGACAAGTACATGAAGAACTTGGTTAGTGCTCGCAATCGTACGACAGATGACATTATTTACCAATCTCTAATTGGTAGTGTTACACGCACCACTGTGGACGATGCAGGTTCTAAAACTGTTTCTCAGGTTGCTTTACCAAACACTCAGATCATTCTTTCAAGTTTTGGACCACTGAAAAAGCAAATCATTAAGGCAAAAACCCTATTCCGAACCAATGAGTGTGACGAAAAGAATGGGGAAAAATTATATGTGATCTACGATTCAAATATGATGGAAATCTTCCTTAATGACACTACTCTCACCAATGCTGATTACTTGAAAATTCAGATGCTTCAAGAAGGTCAAGTAACAACGAATTGGCTTGGTGTTGAGTGGATTCCTTACGAAAAACTCAACAACGGTGCTGGCGGTGCTACAGAGCGTCGTACAGTGATGTATGCTGGAACTGCTGCACACTTTGGTGATGCAGACATTACAGGTTTTGATATTTCTACTCGTCCAGACAAGAAGAATATCAAACAGGTTGGTGGCGTTCACTCATTTGGCGCGGCTCGTGCTAATGAGAAGAAAGTGGTTGCTATCGACTTCGTAATCTAAGTGCTTTCACCCCACTGTTAGGGCAGGCGGTGGGGTGCTTTTTTTAACAAAGTAAACGTGGCGAAAGGAATAACAATGAGCAAATTATTAGCACGATCTTTATGCGCATATATTGGCACTAAATCAGTATTAGCTACTCAAATGACGCGTGGAGAATATAACGAATATCGCGGGTGGCAAATTCCTGAAAATGAAGATCCTACAGAACAAGGCTATTTGGTTGAATATGTAGATGGCGGGAAGCCAAATGATGAGCGTCATGCAGGATATATCTCTTGGTCACCTGCTGATGTATTTGAACGTAGCTATAAGCCACCAAAACTAAACTCAAATCTTACGTTTGGCGAAGCATTAGAACATCTAAAAAAAGGTGAAAAAGTTGCTCGTCTTGGTTGGAATGGGAAGGGAATGTGGCTAATACTTACTAAAGGCCGTGTGGTTGAAAACCTTGAGCCAAATAGTTTTTATGAGAAAAGTGGTTTTAAGGCTCCAGTAACTATTTGTAGCCATATTGATATGAAGGCAGCTGACGGATCAATGGTTATTGGTTGGCTTGCTAGCCAAACAGATATGTTAGCTGAAGACTGGATGGTTCTTAGTTAACACCCAACAAAACACCTTTAAACCCCGAAGAAACTATCCAAAAAGCTTCGGGGTTTTCTTATGTCTGTATCTAAAGTTACCATTTGCAATAACGCATTGAGCATGATTGGCGGGCAGCAAATTGCTAGTTTTGAGGAAGATTCAAAATTAGCTCAAACGTGCCGTAATATTTATGACACTACACGTTTATCAATACTGCGCTCACATCCTTGGTCTTGCGCCAAAAAACGGCAAATTCTATCTCCAATCTCTACATATCCGAGCTTTGGCTATGCTCATGCCTTCCCATTGCCTAGTGATTACGTCCTAATTATTTCAGCCAATACTGAACGCTATGAAGTCGAGAACCGATATATCTTGGCCGACACCGAAGTAGTCTACCTTGAATACGTCTTTGACAACGACAACGAGCAAACTTGGGATGCAATGTTAGTTGAAGCCATGACGTACAAAATGGCATCTAAGCTTTGTAAGCCAATCACGGGAAGTGATGCGGCTGGTCAATCTGCTGAAGCACAATATCAATATTTGATTAAGCAAGCACGTACGGTAAACGGTCAAGAGCGCCCAAGCCAAGACGTTCAGTACGCTGAATCAAGTTACTATTTGGAGCGCTTCTAATGAGACAGTGGATCCTAAAAAATAACCTGAGTTCTGGCGAGTTAAGCCCGTTACTTTGGACGCGCACAGACATTCAACAGTATGCAAACGGTGCTAAAAAATTGCTTAATGCGTTGCCTTTGGTTGAAGGAGGAGCGAAGAAAAGACCCGGCACAAAGTTCCGTTCCATTTTTGCAGGAGCATTACGTTTAATTCCGTTTATTGCTAATTCAGAAAACACCTATTTGCTTATTCTCGGTGTATCTTTCCTCAAGGTTTACAACCCAAGAACTTACGCAGTTGTTTATGAAGCTGTGACACCATATAACACAGCTCAAAAAGTGCGTGAAGTACAGTATGCACACACTAAATACCGCATGTATTTCGTTCAAGGTGATACACCTGTACAGCGCTTGCTGTGTTCTGCTGACTTTACTAACTGGCAATTTGCGGCTTTTACCTTTGGTGTGAACCCTAATGATGAGTTAGGCAGCACTCCAAACGTAGCATTGACACCATCCGGTACAGAAGTAGGGAAAGTTATTTCCTTAACTGCTTCATCATTTCCAAACTGGGTAAATACAGAGACTTACTTAACTGGTGATCGTGTAATTTATACAAGTAAAACTTGGCGTGCGACCATTGATAATAAAGGGGTGGCTCCAACTGCTTCGACTCCAGAATGGGAGGAAGTAACAAACGAAGCAGCTAATGTATTTACGTCTTCAAGTGTTGGCTCAATTGTCGAAATTAATGGCGGTCAGGTAAAAATTACAGAATATGTAGAGCCTTACCGCGTTAATGGTGAAGTCCTTGTAAAGCTCACATCCGATGTTCAGGCGATAGCTAAGTCTTGGGTGTTAAAAAGTATTGCATTTAGTGCCGATGCTGGCTATCCAAAAGCTGTATGTTTCTTTAAACAGCGCTTAGTGTTTGCCAATACAAAAACAAGCCCTAACCAAATGTGGTTTAGCCGAATTGGTGATGACGGCAACTTCCTAGAAACCACTCAAGATGCAGATGCGTTTAGTATTGCCTCAAGCTCAGCCCAATCTGACAATATTTTGCACCTATCACAGCGTGGTGGTGTAGTTGCATTAACTGGTGGTGCTGAGTTCTTAATTAACTCGCAAGGTCCATTGACACCAGCTTCAGCACAGATTGATGAGCACACTTCTTACGGAGTTCAGGCAAATGTTAAGCCTTGCCGTGTGGGTAATGAGCTTCTCTTTGTACAACGTGGCGGTGAGCGTTTGCGTGCAATGTCATACCGATATGAAGTTGATGGCCTTGTCTCGCCTGAATTATCGCAAATTGCCCCACACATACCTGAAAACCATGCAGGTATTAAAGAATTAACATTCCAGCAAACACCAAACTCTATTGTGTGGATAGTCATGGGTGATGGTGCAGTTTCAAGTATCACACTAAACCGTGATCAGGAAATGAATGCTTGGTCTCAGCATGATTTTGGTGGTCAGGTTTTATCTATCTGCGCCTTGCCAACGGGATTAGGTGAGGACCAGTGTTTCATGCTTACTAATCGCAATGGCTCTACAGTTTTAGAAGAGTTTAGCGAGTCTGCACAGAGCGATTGTGAATTTGATATCAACGTTACTAATGGTGTTGGGTCTATTTTAAATCTTGATATTCAGGTTTTAGATAATCCACTGGTTAATTTTAATAATACGGATGGATATTTCTATTCAACTTACACAATTGATGGCACCAACATTAAGCTATCTAACACTGATCTAACCCAAACAGTACACCTTGGCCAACCGTTTAAAACTGAAATCGACCTATTGCCACCAGACTTTAGCCAAGTACCAACAACTGCAATGTTTCATAAGATTCAGGTGCACGAAATGGCTATCTTTTTGAATGCATCGGTTGGTGGATATATCAACGGGCAGGAACTTTCTACCAAGTATTACAATCAATCAGCGTTCGTAAACTTGCCTTACACTGGCTATGTACTAGATTCATTTGTTGGTTGGCAAGAGTTGCATGAGCTTGAGGTCAAGATAACACACGACAAACCTATGCCTTTACACATGCAAAGTATCTCTATGTTGGTATCAATTAATGAGAAATGAGATGCAAGTACGGGCAGCAAACCTAAATGATTTAGATACGCTTGTTGATTTCGGCAAGCGTCTCACTAAAGAATCGCCAATCTTTTCAAAACAAGGATTTGATGAGCAAAGCGCATCTGATCTATTCGAATATTTAATCAAAAAACATAACTCAATTTTTCTAGCCCTAGATGAATATCAAAATCCAGTTGGCACAGTCATTGGTGTTATTGAAACGGACTGGCGAACAGGGCACAAACTAGCTTTTGAACAAGGCGTTTATGTTCTTCCTGAGTACCGTAAATCTAATATTGCCAAGCTTTTAGTGAATACTTTCATTGGGTGGGCACAGCTTAAGAATGCTGACCGTATCCAGATTGGCACCATGACAGGCATCCATGCAGATAAAACAGTAAAACTCTATGAAAGCCTTGGCTTTAACTTGATTGGCTATGTTCTTGAGATGGAGGTTTAAGCATGTGTGGAGCACTTTCAGCTTCAAGAGAAGCATTTGAGATGAGCGAACGTTCATCACGGAAGCGACCAGCTCAGAAGTCAAATGACAAACCTAGAGAAGTGTCAAAAAAAGAATCATTCAAATCATCAGGATATGATGCTGTCGATGCGCAACTAAAAAATGCTCAAAGCATCATCATTTATTCATCACTATTTTAAGGGGAATAGACATGTGCAAAGGTGGTGCTATTTCTTCTGGCCTAGAAGCTGTTGGCAATATCTCAAATGCGCTTATGGCAGACGCTACAGCTAAGGGTAATGCAAAAACAATTCAATCCGTTTCCAAAGTTCAAAGCAAAAAGATTAAAGAACAAGGGCAACGTGACGCATCAAGTGCCATGGCTGCGGCGGCTGAAAATGGTTTGGATGTAAATGTAGGTGCGCCAGTTGTAATCAGTGATGAGATTATTTCGGATGCTTCTTACAACGCCTTATTAAACCAAATGCAGGCAGGTTATGCGGCTGCGGATGTACGCCGACAAGGTAAGGCACAACGTAACAATTACGGCATGAAGGCGGCTAGTAACATCATTGATTCTGCTGCTCAAGCTTATGGGTGGAAATAATGCGTATTCCTATTTCTCGTGGTCGTGAAGCACCACAAGCTCAAATGCAATCGTTTACGCCTAACACTGGCTTGGCTGAAATTGGCCGTTCTATTGGTGGAGCAATACAGGCTCGTGATGACCAGCAACGTCAACAAGAAGTTACAGCTAAAAACCTTGAGCTTTACAACAACCAACTTGCAGAAAAAGAAGGCAAGTTAAAGCTTGATGAGTCATTATCTACTGACTTCAATGACAAAGTAGTGGACATTAAAAACCGTCTTGGTAATGGTGTAATCACTACACAGCAAGCCGATGAAGAACTTAACACTTGGTCGAATGCTAAGTTTTCTGAGCTACAAAACAGCTTGCCGGGCCACGCTCAGGAAGATTTAAAAAAATACTGGGACAGCAACGTAACGCGCCAACGTACTTCGTTCTTGCCTTTGCAATTGCGTGCAGATGAGCAAAAGGGTGGTGTTCTAGCTGATCGGTTCTTCGATGTGGCTACACGTATGGAGCGTGAAGCAGGCAAAGAATATCTTTTAAAAAACATTGTTGGCCTGCCATTGTCCGAAGCTCAGAAAAGTGAGCTCACAAATAAATATGAGACAACACGCGACATCACGGATATTCAGTCAAAAATTACTAATGCTATTTCTGAAAATAGTGTTGAAGGTCTTCAAGAAGTTGCTACCAGTCTTAAAGACTATAAATTTATTAATGGTCAAGCGGTACAAAAATTCCAGACTGAAATTCAAAGTAAGATCACAACGCTGCAACAACGTCAGCAGGTGCAAGAGAATAAGCGGATTAATGAAGCTGAAAAAGTTCTAAATGAGTATAAGCAAAATGTTTTAACAGGTCGTCCGATGGATTTGACCTATCAAACTAATGTAGAAAAAGCCGTTAAAGGTACACCTTCTGAATCTGAATATAATTTCTATACTAAGCAATCTAGTGATTTTTTGAGGTTCCAGAAACTATCTACTGATCAACAATTGGCTGAGATCAATAAGCGAAAAGCCAATATGAAAAATTCATCTTCCGCTGATGCAGTTGCAGAAAATAAGGTATTGGCGACCTATCAAAGCATTTACGACAACAAGCTTAAAACTGCTAAGGAAAACCCGACTCAGGCATTGCGTGAAAAAGGTATTGAGTTACCAGAAGTAAACCCATTAACCCTAAAAGTTAATCCAAGTGACTTCGCTAAAAACATTGTGACCATTGGTTCTTATCAAGTAGCACAGCGTGATAAGGATCCAAATGCAACAATCAAACCTATTCCTAATGAAGCACTACCAGCCGCTAAGCAAGCATGGGAAGACGCAAGTGTAGATCAAAAACTAAATGTAATTAGTTCTATGATTGAGCAAACCAAAGGCGTAAAGGATGGGGTGAAAATTTGGGGTGCTGCATTGGGTCAGTTAGGCGGAGGTAACTCAAACTATGTTATGGCAGGCGTAGCCAAAGCTAATGGCTATAGATCAACAGAAGGTCGAGAGCTAGCAAACTCAATTGTTATTGGTACTCAACTTTTAAAAAACAAACAGCTAATCATGCCAAAAGAAGATGACATGAGAGAGGCTTTTAACAAATATGTGGGCCAGACATTAACTGGTACTAATGCTAATAATGCTTATGAAGTATTTAAAGCAGTGTATGCGGACACCATGAATGAGCGTGGTTTAAGCCACAGCTCTAAGGATGAAAAGCCTAATGAAAAAGTCCTTGGAGTTGCACTCGACTTGGCAACTGGTGGGGTATACACACAACCAACTTCATTCAGAAACTACAGAGGGGATAAGGTTTCAGATTGGAAAGTAACGAAACCTTATGGAATTACTGATGATGCCTTTGAAGCTCAACTTGAAAAGGGCTATCAAACTATCTCCAAGCAAACAGGAATTAGTGTCAATAATTTAAAAGAGTTCCGCTTACGCCAAGGCAAGCCATCAAGTACAGGTGCAATTCAATACGACCTGATTAACGAGCGGGGGCAGCAATTGGTAGTTAAAAATGCTATCTGGAGAATCACGATGGATGGGGTGACTAAATGACTTGGTATGACACATTTGCAGATGATGAGCAGAAGTCAGTAGAAGAACTCCAAAGAAAAGGGATTACTGGCAAGCCAACTGTTCAAAAGGAAGTTGGTATTTTCGATGGCGCTATCTCTTCACCTTTTCGGGGGATGGCAATTGGTCTTAACAAAGTTGGTGATGCAATTTCGGCACCGATAGATGCCGTTGTAGACCGTGTTAGCTATAGTCTGAAAGACGTTTCAACAAACGAATTTATTGAACCGTATGAAGAGTTCAAGGCTAAGCGTGAAAAAGCCCGCGACAATCTGGTTTATGGAACTATTGCTGACCTAGAAGACAAAGACAATACAGGCATTGTCGGGAATATCGGTGTAGGTGTTGGCGATTATCTCTGGCGTGGTGCGCTGGGTGTGGCAACAAGTGGCACTTTAGGCGCAGCCACTTTAACAGGTGGCTCAACTGGTAATTACGTCTATACCGATTTAACCCGTAAAGGCGTAGATGAAAACACAGCTTTAAAGGTTGCAGGTGTAAATGCTGTAGGCGATGCGATTGGTACGGCCTTGCCTATTGGCTATGGCTTCAAAGGTTCAGGTGGTTTAGTTGCAGATGCTGCATTGTCAGTTGGTGGGGCCACTGGCTTAAACACTGGTATGCAATATGCAAGTGAGCAGCTTCTAAAATCTAATGGCTATGATAAGCAGGCTAAGCAATATGAAGTTACAGGCGAATCTGTGGCTACTGACTTGCTTATTAACTCATTAATGTTTGGTGGTGCACGTTACTTAGGTTCAAGACAAAATCAACTAGACCAAGACGTTGATGCTGAAATTAACCAGCTTAATTCAGATGATTTTGAAACTCGCAATGATGCGCTAAATGATGCTCTGGTTAAAAATAGCTTTGAGTTTGAAGACACAACTTTACCAGTTCGAACTACAGATCCAGTTCAGCAAAACAAGCACTATCAAAACCTAGATGTGGCTACGGAACAAATCCTAAAAGGGCAGCCTGTTAGTGTGCCTAACACAGTGCAAGGAGAGCCGCGTAGAAACACGATTGATTATGCAACTAGCTCACTACCTACCAATGCAAAACAGATTGCACTACGTGCAAAACAAGACGGTATAGACCCTAGTGTTGCTCTGACAATTAGTCATATCGAAACAGGCGGCAAATTTAATCATACAGCGCAAAACCCAACATCAAGCGCTTACGGCCTTTTCCAAGTCTTAGATGACTCTTGGAAAAACTTAGGCGGTAAAGACCGTAATAATGTTGATGAGCAAATTCGTATCGGCTTAAAGCACATTAAGCAGGCCAATAATTACATACGAAAAAACTTAGGTCGTGATCCGGTTGCACATGAGCAATATCTTGGGCACTTACTTGGACCAGGGGGAGCTGTCAAAGTTCTAAAAGCTGACCCTAGCCGACCATTAATTGATGTGGTGCGTTCGTACGATGCTAAAAATGCCGAAGCTATTGTTAAAAACAATGGCATGTCAGGCATGACAGTTGGCGAAGCTATTAACGAATGGCGCAACAAATGGAATCAGTTAAGCTCACGCTATGGTGGTGAAACAAGCACAGCTTATGGGATGGATGGGTCAAGCTATGATTTCGCTTATGAAGTAAAAGATTGGGCTGATTTAGTAGCGTCTAACGACCAGTTATACGGTGTAAATCCGCTTTACCCAAGTGAACTACAGCCACGTGACCGAACCCGTGAAGCATCACGCCAGCAAATTGAACGTATGGCTGATGACTTAAAGCCTGAATTATTGGGCGAGTCTTATAAGCTATCAGACGGTGCACCTATCATTGGTCCCGATAATGTTGTCGAATCAGGTAATGGGCGGACATTAGCAATTGGCCGCGCTTATGATAATGGACGAGCAGATGCTTATCGTGAATTTGTTCAGAATTGGGCGAATAGTAGAGGCATGGATATATCAGGCTTAAATCAGCCTGTTTTAGTACGTACACGTCTTAGTGATGTAGACCGTGTAGCTTTCTCCCGTTTAGCCAATGAAAGTGATGTGGCGCAATTCAGCGCAACTGAGCGCGCTATGAGTGATGTTGATCGTCTACCAGACTCAACACTACTAAAAATCAATAATGATGGTTCAATCAATATTGATGGCTCTATGGATTATGTCCGTAGTTTTGTAGACCAATTGCCACAGTCTGAGCGCGGATCAGTTATCACAAGTGACGGGCGGTTATCGCAAGAAGGTAAACGCCGAATTGAATCTGCAATTGTACAGCGTGCTTATGGTGATTCTAACCTTGTAACTCGGCTATCTGAAAACTTGGATGATGACAGTAAAAACGTTCTAAACGCCTTACTCCGTGCGGCACCGCAACTTTCTCAGCTTAATGATTTAGTGAAACAAGGTGGTCGCTTTGAGAACACAATTTCTCAAGACTTGGCGCAAGCTGCACAAAAGCTTACAGACTTAAAAGCAAATGGCTTACAAGTTCGTGACTATTTAAATCAAGGTCAACTTATTGATGATGGATTAAGTGATGGAGCAAGAAGATTTCTTGAGGTGTTTGATAATAACCGCAAGAGCGCAAAGGCGATTAGTGAATCCATTAACTCTGAGATTCAGGCCATTGAAAACATGGGCGATCCGCGACAAGGCTCGTTGTTTGGTGAAACACCAGAAGAACAAGCCGCGCTTGATGTGATTTTCTCAAATCCAGATCAACCAATTGCAGTGAGTCGTATTAACTCGATGGGTGAACCAGAAGAATTCACCATGACATTACGTGACTATCACGCCGAACTTGAAGCTGAAATTAAGCAATCTGAACAAGATATTTTAGCAGCACAAACCGCACTTAACTGTGCTTTACAATTTGGCTAATGTATAATCAATTTGTGGCTAGGCTGATCACCGAAAAGCTGTTTAACCTGAACAGTTGCCACAACCATAATCAGGTAATGCAGAGGTGCATATGAGTAATAAGAAAAAATCCCCATACACAGATTACTATAACCATGAAATATTTGAAGATGACTTAATTCAACATCCTTCAGGTGAAAAAGGAATTGTGGTCTTTGAAGAGAGATCAGACAGCGATTCAGATAATTGGCTAGTCCTATATGAAGATGGTATTAAATCACGGTTATGTCTTCAAGTTGGCGATAAAGGCCAAGCTGTTGTGGTAAATGCACATTAGTCCATTACCCAACAAAACCCCACAAATTAAATGCTCAGATAGCTAAAACTATTTGGGCATTTTTTATGAAAGAACAATGCAAACAAGCGGTAGCTAAAGCACTGGGCAAGCAATCCCTTACAGCTCAAGAAGCTACGGATATTGAAGCACGTATTAATGAAACGATGCGTAATCTTGCACGCAAAGATATTGATAAATGGCGCAACCTTTCCGATGCAGAAAAATTAACTGAGGCATCAAAGCAAGTTGCTCTCGACATTCAAGAACAATTAAAGCGCAAGCATAAAATTGCTGCTCAAGACATCCTCAAACAATCCCAAAACCTTGCAGCTTTAGACCATGGCAAATTGTCATCAATGGAAGTCATAGACCGTATGGTTGCCGCGCATGGTGATATGTCTGGCATTCAGTCAATTGACTCTAAAGCACGTGGGATTGCCTCAATCTATCGAGGTGAGTTGGTTGACTTCTATACCAATATTAAAGGCGGCTTGGGCATCTTCACTGATCAAGAGTTAGTACAAAAAATTGTTCGTGAACGCTTTGGTGAAAACACAGGCGATGCATTAGCTAAAAAGATCAGTGACAAGATGGGCGATGTTTTCGAAACCATGCGTGACCGATTTAACCGGAACGGTGGCGACATTGGAAAGTTAGACAATTGGGGATTGCCTCAAACTCACAACCTAGAAAAAATTGCTAAAGCAGGAAAAGAAGCGTGGGTAAACAAAGCTGAATCACTAATAGACACACGCCAATATGTACACGAGAACGGTGATTACTACTCACAGCAAGAAATACGCTCATTGCTTGAATATACCTATGACACGCTATCAAGTGACGGTGCAAATAAAATCGAAGTTGGCCGACAAGCTACAGGTGGCGGTACTTCCAAAGTAACTAACCGTCATGGTGAAAGTCGCGTCTTGCACTTCAAAGATGCTGAATCATGGCTTGAATACCAATCTGAGTTCGGCGGTATGCAGTTTGTAGACTTGGTCGAAGCTCACATTAATGGCTTATCGAAAGATATTGCTATGGTTGAGAACTTAGGTAGCAATCCAAAAACGGCTTTAAAAATTTTGATGGATGCCGCAGCCAAAAAGGACTGGGAAAAAGGGATTGAGGAAAACCAGACCAAGAGCAGCCGCAAGCGTGCTCAAGTTATGTTTGATGAGTTTAGCGGTGGTAACTCTCCACAGTCACAGGTTCTAGCAAATTTAGGTCTTGCATATCGTTCAATGAACGTGGCTTCAATGCTAGGCGGCACCACAATTGCATCGTTAGCAGATCAAGCAACCATTGCTAAAAATGCCAGTGTACATAACGTATCTTACCGTAAAGCTTTTGGTGGGCTAATAGAGCAGCTTAACCCAGCCAATAAAGAAGATCGGGAACTAGCGCATAGTTTAGGATTGGCTACTGAGGAAATGTTAGGCTCGATTGCACGCTGGTCGGATGATGGGCTTACATCAACTTATGGTAAATCTGAAAAATTAGCACGTATATCAAGCGGGGTTGCTACCCAAGTAATGCGGGTATCATTCCTCAATGCATTAACATCGGCATCTAAAGTTGGGTTCACTAAGTTGCTAATGGAGAAATACGGCCGTTTAAGCCGTTCTAAAGCTTGGAATGACCTTGATCTACAAGATCGTGAATTGCTTTCAAATACGGGCTTAGATGAGCGAGCATGGCAGGTTTTCCAATTGGCTGAGCCAGTTGTGGACCGCAAAGGTAATCAACTCATGTCAGCGCGTTCTATCTATGAAATTCCAGATGAAAAACTAACTTCATTTGGAGATCCAAAACAGGTGAAAGATCAAGTTGCCTCACAACTTCAAGCACATTTACTTGATGAGCAGGGCATGGCTGTGATTGAGGCAGGGCTTCGTGAACGTACGTGGATGACTGTAGGCGCAAAGGGAACTATCACAGGTGAGGTATTTAAAGGCTTAATGCAATTTAAATCATTCTCGGCTTCGTTCTTGATGCGACAAGGGAGTCGCACAATGGCTCAAGAAGGCTTAAAAGGCAAGGCAGCATATGCAATACCACTTATGGTCAGTATGACGTTGCTAGGTGGTTTGGTCGTACAACTACGTGAAATCCTAAACGGTAACGACCCACAAACAATTTATGATAGTAATGATCCTAAGAAGGCAACTAGCTTCTTTATGCGTTCACTAGTTGCTGGTGGTGGCTTGCCAGTACTGGGTGACATTCTTGTTGCTGGTACTGACACTTCTGGCCGTGATGCAAACTCTTTTGTATCTGGTCCATTAGGTAGTGATTTCACTAGCCTTTTAGGCTTAACGGTTGGGAACTTAACTCAGTACAATGAAGGTAAGGACACCAATTTCGGCAACGAAGCATTCAAGTTTGTGAAAGGTAAAATACCTGCACAAAATTTATGGTATACAAAAGCAGCAATTAACCGAATGTTCTTTGATGAAGTTCAAGACACTATTGCACCCGGCTATCGCGAGAAGGCTTTGCGTAAAGCAGAACGACAACAAGACCGTGAGCGTTTCTGGGGTGATGATGTTACCGATATTCGTGCACCTGACTTTGAACGGGTAGTCCAGTAAACCGCCCAACATACCACTACATAAGCCCTTGTATATATGAACTATATGCGAGGGCTTTTTTATGCGTGATGATCAAATAGCAGAACTAGAAAAACTTCAGGAGATGATGACCGATGATATGTTGAAAATCGGGTTCGCTGCAGTTGATTTAGGTTTTGAGTCAAAAGAGGACCGAGGCGACAAGGTTTGGCTATATAAGGGGTTTAACCAGTGTAGCTCAGCAGTTGCAAAGATTAGCCAAATAATCGGAATGAAACAGGGGATTATTCCGCCTGCAAGTACAGATGAAGAAACACAAAGAAAATATGAGGAAAATTTAAAAAATAAAGCCAAGGCGCTTATTCAAAGTGTTAAAGCTAAGTCAAATTATAGTTAATTATGAAAGCATCTTTTGCTGAATTCTATGTTCTTTGGGATGAATACTTAGGGCGGGAAACGCCCTTATTCCACATCGAAACATGTGAATGGATGGAAAATCTATCTGATGAAGTTGATAACCTTCTCATGCTTCCACGTGGGCATAATAAATCAGGGATAGTAACTGTATTTAATGCTTGGCGCTTCTATCGTGATGTTGATGATTTAGTATTACATCAAGGAGCAACAAATATTGATGCTCTTAAGTGTAGTCGTGCAGTAGTTCGTATTCTTACCAACCACCCACTTTGTAAACTTAATAATGTAAAGAAATCTCATGGTGGTGTTATTAAATGGTGGGTAGAAGGCTCTAATGATGAACAGTATGGTTCTATGTATGCGCGAGGCATTTTATCAAGCGTAACTGGACAACGTGCCAAGCACATCCAAAACGATGACGTAGAAGTACAGAAGAACGTATCTACAGAAGAAAATCGAGAAAAATTAAAGCATAGTCTTACAGAGCAGACGCACATTTTAGTGCCTGGTGGAACAAGCTTATTTATTGGAACTCCACACAGCTATGAATCTATCTATAAGGAAATGATTGAGGCTGGTGCAAATTGCTTTATTAGACGGATGTTTGAACATGAATATCGAATAGAGGGTCGAAGAGAAGCTGTATTAAGTTTTTATCCTGAATATGTGTTTAGTGGCATTCATAAATATAGTAAGTGCCTAGAAGAGAATAATCACTACACAATAGAAAAACATGGCAATGGCTATAAAGTAACACTTCATGATGACTATTCATTTGTTGACTTTTATGCCAAAGCACTATGGCCTGAACGTTTCACTAAACAGGAAATGACAAAACGACGCAAAAAGTGTCGAACTATCAATGAATGGGATTCTCAATATCAATTACATGCTAAGCCAATTGGGGAAGTCCGCCTAGATCCAGATAAATTTATCCCTTATGACTGTGAGCCAGTGTTAAAAATGGCTAACAAAAAACCAGTAATGATGCTTGGGAATGTCCGAATTGCTTCTGCTTCTTTGCGAGTCGACCCATCTGAAGGTAAAAAAGACTCTGATATTTCTTCAGTTGCTTTACTCCTACATGATGAGCAAGGCCGAATGTATTGGCACAGATCGCTTAGCCTTAAAGGTGAAGTCAGTACTACTGATGAGTCTGGCCATAACATTATCGGCGGGCAGGCCTATCAATTAGTTCAGGTAATTAAAGAGTTCTACATTACTAGGGTAACGGTTGAAACAAACGGAGTAGGTGGCTTTTTCCCAAGTGTCCTAAAGAGTTGCCTCAAACAACAGGGTGTTAGATGTGGTGTAACTGAAATAAAAGAAACTAAGAATAAAAACCTAAGGATTTTAGGAGCTATTGAAGGCCCATTAAATTCGGGTGTTCTATGGGCTCATGTATCAGTTTTATGTGATCCAGATAAGCCAGAAGATGACAGTTTTGAAGTTCGTATTATGCGCTCATGGAATCCAGCAGTTACGAACCAGATTGATGATCCATTAGATTCATTAGCTGGTGCAATATCTGATGAACCTATACGCATAGGTAAATTACACAACAAAGATGAGTATAAAGAAACGCCTAATTGGAGAACAAACGGTGGCGTACATGAAGCCGCCTTAGATTTCGAAAATTAGGGGTAGGCTATGGCAGTACCAGAACAGACGCCATTTATAGAATATACAGCGAATGGAACCACTACAGTTTATCCGCTTACGTTTGACTGTGATAAATCTGAATACTTGATTGTATCTCTTGATGGGGAAGAGGCGCCAGTTGGATCATGGAGCCTTACTGGCGGCTCAATAACTTTCAATTCTGCACCTGCTAATGGTGTGCTGATTACAATTGAAAGAAATACACCATTCCGTAGGACCACTGAGTATCAATCTTATAACAACTCATTTCGTCCATCGCCTGTAAACAAAGACTTTGATTTAATCTGGTGGAAGCTTCAGGAGCTTGGTTATAGAGATCAAGTAATTTGGCTCGCTTTAGTTAAAGAGATTGCTGATCGTATTGCAGGTGATGACAATCTACAAAACCAAATAAACACGATTGACGAGTGGCTTGATAATCTACAACAAAACGTAAATGAAAATACGAGTGACATTGCTCAATTAGTTACTGATCTATCAAAAGAAATTGCAGACCGTATAGCTAATGATGAAGCTCTAAAAGAAATGTTCCTCGCAATGATGGATGAAGCCATTAACGAGGGGACAATTAATGCATTAGCTATTACGCATCTTGATTCATGGGAAGCCTTAGAAAGTGTTACTAATGTATGGGACGGACGCACAATCTATGTAAAAGATTTAGGCAACTATCGTTACGATGCATTAACAACATCTTGGGTGAAGGCATATCAAGATGCTGATAATGTAAAAGATGGTGCAGAAAGTCAAAAGCAAATCAATGATGAATCAGTGCGAAAGTTTAACTCGTTAAGTGATTTATTGTCATATACCCCTAGAGCCGAAGGCCAAACTGTAATTTTACAGTCTAAAAATGGAGTAGATGATGGTCGTATTTTTACCTATGACTCAACATTAGCGGCCACTAACAATGGTGGTACGATTCTAAACGGATGGGTCTTTAAGCCTAAAGGTATTTTGAAAACTTCATGGTGGGGTTTGCCTAAACAAACTGGGAATTGTTATAGCGAATTATTAACCATGGTAAATATTGCAAAAGCCAATGGTCTAGTTATTGAAGTTGATTTACCTGGTACTTACGATCTCGGTGATAATTACTTCCCAGTTCGTAACCCTGCAACTCCATCAGCATCGATACAGTTTGCTGATTACAATAACTTAACCATCAAATGTGTTGAGGGCGTTATTTTTAAAACGACTGCGGTAACTGGTCGAGATGTATTTCAACTTAATGCTGTTAAGAATTTCAAATTACTAGGTTTTCCTAAGATAACTAGTTCAATAACAAATTATTCAGGTGCCGGATCAAATGGTGTATCAATTACACATGGTGGGGAGAATATTACTATCGAAGTGGAGGGAGAGAATTTACCTTATGTTGTTAAATCGAATTATGTAGATGGGGGTAAAGCGGTAAGTATCCAGACAGGTGCTGTTTCAAATCTTCCAATTAGAAATATAAGTATTACTCTTAGAAAAACAGCGAATGTTGGTTATGGATTTAATGCTGATATTAGTTCATTTTATTTGCAAAACAATCCTATATCAAACATTAAGGTCCGTGGCTTTATCGAAGATGCATATCGCGGTGTAGCTATAGTTTTAGATCAAACAGCAGTGAGTTTGGGTGCAAACGGACTTAACGTAGGAATTGATATTGATGTGGTCACAAAAGATTGCCAACAGCACTATATTGAACAGCGGTGCTGGAATTTAAAAAGTATTGTTTATGCGATCAATACCAAGACAGCTGCAAACTTAAGAAAAGGCGTTTCATATGACACTGAAGTTCATGTTGCCAGCATAACAGGTAAGAAGTATGGATCTGTTTTCATTGGTGGTTCAGTATTGGATGTGGATACTGTTTATAAAGTGGGTGGTACTGGATCTAATGGAGGTGCAACGGGCGCTTGCTCATTTGCTGATATGACCTTTAAAGTAAACTTCACCAGTGCAACTACGCAATTTAATATCATAAATAGCGGTGGTAATATCGTGAACTCATGTGATATTTCTACAGCAAACGTCACAAATCTTGATTTAATTACGTTGCTTAAATATAGCAATACAGTCAATCAGTCTGGGGCTATTGTTAATAAAGACTTTAAAATTTATGACACTGTGACGTTAACAAGTACAGCAGACTCTCAAAAGAAATTTGGAGTAACAGCGAATGGTGTTATGGAGCTATCAGGTTTAACGGCCGGGTTGGTTGGTTCTTCTCAAGTCAAGAAAATACCTATTCGAGATTTGAGTGATAATGTTATTTTATGGATTCCAGCATACTCTTCATAATTTTGTATAAATAAGGATCTTAGACTCGTGAAATTTAAATCTGTTGAGTTAAGCGGTGTGGGCGGTATTGATTATTTAAAGATTGATAAAATAAACCCAAAATTCAATATTATTTGTGGAGAAAATGGGGTCGGAAAAACAAATATATTAGAAGCATTAGCGGTCCCTTTTTCGAATGAGATATCTAGGAAATTTATTAGAAATGTAAATTTTCTTAAAGGAAAAATTACCATAGAACATGATATAGAAAATGAAGATACTCTCATTTCTGAGATTGAGGATCAGAATTTAATTGGGCAAGTTGTTTATCCAGATAATAAAGCTTATCTATTATTTGTGGATTGTAATAGAGGTCTCAGTTATCAAACAATGACTTCAATAAGTTCTGATGAACCAACTGCCGGTAGTTTCAATCACTCTAATAGGATGTGTATTAATGGAGATGATATTAAAGGTTGGTTTGTTAAGAGATTTCTTTATAGTAAACATGAGGATACACTTACTAATATTCAACAAAAAAACCTAAACTTAGCAGTTTCTAGTTTTTCAATTTTAGATAAAAATTTTAAGTTTAAAAAAATTAGCCTAAATCATGAAATTATAATAAATACCCCAACAGGTGATTTATTTTTTGAACGGTTATCGTCTGGTTATAAGTCAATAATCTACATCATATTGGGTTTGATAAAAGAAATTGACTATCGTCTTGCTGCAAAAGGAAAATGTGCTGCAGAATTTAATGGGATAATTCTTATTGATGAAATTGAAACCCATTTGCACCCAGTTTGGCAGGGGAAAATTTGTATTGTTTTAAAAGAGATATTCCCAAAAGCTCAGTTTTTTGTAACTACGCACAGTCCACACGTCGTTCAGACAGCAAATCGAAATGAAGTTATTTCATTGACGCGATCAGACAACAATGAAGTACAGGTGCGTGATTTACCAGAAGCTGAATATGGGTATCAAGGATGGACTATTGAAGAAATTCTGAAAGATGTTATGGGTATGCCTGATCTCCGTACAAAAAAATATGATGAAGTGAAGCGGCGTTTTGATAATGCATTAGATAACCAAAATATAAATGAAGCACGAGAAGCTTATAATGAATTAGATATGATGCTTCACCCGCGTTATCCATTGCGACCTGTGTTTAGAATGCAGCTTGATAGTCTTGGAGAGTAATCCCATGATTAAGTTGGAACGAGGGAAAAAGCCAGAGTACCTAACAGATGCACAAGTTGAAGCACTTACTAAAAAATTTAAAGCTAACAGTAAAGATGCAGTCTGGAAACACAAAGGTATAAAGAGGGCATTATTGTTAAGCAGTAACTCTAAGTGTGCTTTTTGCGAATGTGAATTAATGGTTAGTGGTTCATATATGGAAATCGAACATTTTAAGCTCAAGAACGATTATCCTGATGAAGTAGTTAGTTGGGAAAACCTTTTGCCTTCTTGCAAAAGATGCAATACGACAAAAGGCTCCCATGATGTTGTAGCTGAGCCAATTATTAACCCTTTTGATATAAATCCAAAAGATCACTTATCGCAGAGTAAACACAGGATTTACGCTAAAACCCCATTAGGTGAATCCACTACAGTTGCTCTCAACCTTAACGATGAATCACTTACGCGGCCGAGATTTTTCGTGTCGGACTACGTAACTAATAAAATAGAAGAAATCTATCAAGATATTTCATCTAAATCCAAGTTAACGAGACATGATAGAAATAAGCTTTCCACGCTGCTTACTTCTTGTCAGGCGGATCATGCATTTTCTGCATTCGCTTCAACAGCATTGCATGAATCCTACGAATATGTAGATGTTGTAACTAAGCTTAAGACCGATAAACTATGGGATGAACAAATGGAAGAGTTGCACCAATGCTCTCTAAAATTAATTTTAGATAGACGTGAGAAAATTAAGTAAAATTCACTTTATATTTTTTTGATATAAGCTCAACGATTTGGGTGCAAGCATTTTCCACTTAATTCATTTACTTAGATATACACTCAACAAACCCCTATCAACCCTGTTCTTTAATTAGAACAGGGTTTTTTTATTGCCTAAAACATAGGGGGTAGCATGTCTGAGAAGGCAGCAAATATGGTTGAAGTGGTTGCATCCACTGCAGCCACAAAATCAATGTATGCGGGGGGCGGAGTGACGTTATTTGGCTGGTATTTTCAGGTCAGTGCAGCTACCGCTATTGGTTTAATTATTACGGTTTTAGGTTTTTTAGTTAATTTCTATTTCCAGTTTCGGCGGGATCGAAGAGAACGACTGGAACATGCAGCACGTATGAAAAGCTATAATGGAGCATGTGATGGAGAGTAAGCAGATTATTACTGTTGCAGTATTGGTTCTAGCATTATTGATTCTAATTTTCTTATTTTTCTTTGATATTCCAAAAGAAAATAAGGATTTAGTAAATATCCTTTTGGGTGCAGTTGTCGGTTGGACTGGTGCGATTGTCAACTCATACTTCGGGCATGATCGAACAAAGGTAGAATCCAATGACAACTAAACCATTCTTTGATGCTGCTCGTGTAATTGCAGGTGGTAAACTCACTCAAGCACAAGTAGACGAACTAAATAAAGTGGTCAATAAACTTGCACCAGGTGGGAAAACTACAAGTGATTTTGGTGTAGACCTAATAACAGGTTTTGAAGGCACACGATTCACAGCTTATGACGATGGGGTAGGAGTCTGGACCATTGGCACTGGCACCACAGTTTATCCAAATGGCGCGAAGGTTAAGCAAGGTGACACTTGCACACCTGAGCAAGCTAAGGCCTACTTCAAGCACGACTTAGCTAAATTTGAAAAGACTGTAAATGCATCTGTGACAGTGCCTTTAAGTCAAAACCAGTTTGATGCTTTGGTTTCACTGACTTACAACATTGGCTCAGGTGCTTTTAATAATTCAACCTTATTAAAAAAACTGAATAAAGGTGACTATCAAGGCGCTGCTGACCAATTCCTTGTATGGAACAAAGCAGGTGGAAAAGTTATGAAAGGTCTAGTTCGTCGCCGAGAAGCAGAGCGAGCACTCTTTTTAAAGAAGTAACTTATATGTGTCAGCGTACTAAAATTGCATCGATCATCACATTGCTGTGCATCCTTTTCTCTGGTTGCACAGCTCACACTATTAATAGTAATGTGAATGTCTCGATTTGTGTAAGGGCTTTGTGATGTCGCAAGTCATGATCATGGTTTCGGAAGCGGGCAGAATGGAAAATACTTGCAATCTACCCGCTGATTTAGATAAGAATGGGAATGTTCTTAAAATTTATGACTACTCATTAAAAGAGTTGCCGATTAATTTGGATGGAACTGTGACTTATAATGGCAAAAGATGGACCTTTGATAAGAAGCAAAATTACCTCTAAACCTGTGGATAAATAGCGCATTACGCCAAATATACGCCAAAATATATATAAGTTATTGATTTTATAAAATAGATTGGTGCGCTCGGCGGGGATCGAACCCACGACCCCAGGCTTCGGAAACCTGTACTCTATCCAACTGAGCTACGAGCGCATGTGTGGGGCACATCATAGGAAAAAAACACTTGCAGGTAAAGCACGAAATACGTACCAAGTGAATTTAATGCTTAATTAAACAGCAGCTTGTTATGTTTTAGTTCTTTTGCTGAATGAGCTGAATTGAATAATTAATAGAGTGAAGCGTATGTGCGAGCTCATGAGGGGGAATCCTTGACTCTTGCAAACTGGTAATCCATTGCATTTGGCACATTTTTAGTTCTTGAAGATTTTTAATTTGTTCTATTTTTTGAATAAGTGGTTTGGCCATAAGCCCACAGTATTGGCTTAAGCTTTGTTTCATTAATAGTTGTATTTCTTCAAAAGTAAGTTGTTGAACAGGAATTGGTGGCTGAGTATTTTCAATATTTGAAGAATGGCATGATGGTTCTAGAGAAACTTTAATTTCTCCAGTCAAATCAGTACTTTCATTTTCATCTATTGTGCTTTTTTGTTGCGCTTTTACTTCTAAACTCGTGGTAGTTGATTCTGAGAGAGGTATTTGTTCAGTAAATTCTGAATCGTTTTCGCTAATAGGGGCAATAAGCTTTAAGTCAATAAGTTGTTGAATGAGTTCTGGTGGAGCAATGCGTTTTTTAAACTCGGTATTGAGACTTTGAAAATCTTCATGATCAATTAATAGAAGTAAACGTCTTTGTTTGGCATTTAAAGCAATATTACGTTGTTGAAGCGCGACTCTTCCCAAATTGGTTCGATAAAAACCAGCCAT